AATGCAGTATTGGCAAGCATCCTATCAGACAGGAGATCCATCTCTTTTCTTGCTATCTCTTCACTCTCTGCATCAAACCAGAAATCTATTGCCTTACCAATCCTCAACAAATGAGGTTTAAGATTAGGGGCAACTAAATGTGTATTCTTCATAACTGCATTACCAGCAGCATCTGATACAGATCCTCTTAGTCTAACGAAGACTAGTGCTTTAAATCTCATATTCTATACCTCCCTCCTTCATCAGTATCTGGTGCTTCTGCCTCATCCTTAATATAGCAAGGAACACCAGAAGGATCTAACCATTTGGTATACTCAAAGTCTTCCATAGCTTGACTCAACTGCATTCCATTATCACATAGATACATGTCCTTATATCTCTTAGTGTAATAATCTTGTTTCTGAATACGGAAATCTGGTTTTCCGTTGTCTAGTGTACCGTTCTCAACGTAACGATAAGGGAATCTTTCAAGTAATACAATCATTTTACTTCAACCGATTGAAGATCTTCAAGGAGTACGTCCATTAGTATATCATAATCTTCCAATGGTTCACCTGTAAATTGTATAGACTGCTCTCTTTCGTAATACTTCCTAACCTTTTTATATAACTTTGGGTTCTTTACATCAAGGAACAGTTCCTTATTAGCAGCAGCACGAAGTGTCTGCAGATCTTTTCTAAACTTTGAAGTAAGCGTCATTGCTCTTGTGTGTTTACAAGGTTAGTATACTACTCCCCCAAACAAAAGTCAAGCTTTATCATTTATTGTAAGATCTATGACCAGAGCAAACCATATCACACCCAAAATCATTATAAGAAGAACTCTTAGTGAACTAGGTGAGATGTCAATCATCTTCCAAACAACCTTTCTAGTGGTACTTGCCGTATCTTATGCATAACATCCATCTCAACTCTATCAGTAACTTTCTCAATGATATTCACATCAAGATGCATGAATGGTGGAATGATTCCTAGAATCCTAAGAAGACCATCCACAAATAATGCAAGTGCAGTGAATCCAAGTATCATACTAATGATAGTTGCTTCTCGGTTATGCTTTGCCATCGATGCTTCATCGATTCTCCGTGCCTCTTCTACGGCTTCTGCTACCATAGCATCTACTTCTGCTTTGGTATAACAAAGTTGTTTGATGGTTTCTTCTGTCATCGAACCTCGAAGTTTAATTTGCGTACTTTTCGTTTTCGTCGCTGTTCTTGCCATTGTAGATCTTGTGATGTGAATCCGTCTTGTTCTGTTTTATTATTTACAACTACAACACTATTTAAGTCAACTGCGGTGAATGTATCACCAGTAACAGTTGTCATGTTAGGACATCCACAACTATGTGGACTCTTTACCTCAGTTCCACATAGTTTGCATCTTACTACAATCATCTTTACCCCCAATTAAAACTCTACTCTGCTATACTCTCCGCATAGTCTATATCAAACTGCTTTAATCCTGCGTCAGTCAGGATGTGGTTATACATACCCTCAAAAACTTTTGGTGGCATGGTAACTATATTAGCACCATATTGAAATGCTTTTGCCGCGTCCCTTACGTTTCTAAGAGATGCTGCTAATACCTGAGTGGTGAGTATATGCTTAGTATATACATCTGCTATATCTTTCACTAAGCACAAACCACCAAATGAATTGTCATCCACTCTACCAACGAATGGTGATACATATGCAGCACCTGCCTTTGATGCAAGCAGTGCCTGTGCTACAGAAAATATCAATGTAACATTCACTTTGATATTGTTGTTTGCCAACTCTCTACAAGCTAGCAGTCCATCTCTAGTACAAGGAACTTTAATAGTTGCAACCTTACCAAACTTTTTATGAAGTCTCTTACCTTCAGAGATCATATTCTCTGCATTACCAATAACTTCCATGCTGATATCAGTCAACCCAATATCTTTGAACTCTTGATACACATCCTCATGCTTTCTACCACTCTTACGAATAAGAGTTGGGTTAGTTGTTAGACCATCAATAAGTCCAGTCTTAAAATGTTTACGAACGACATCTGTTTCAGCAGTGTCTAAAAAGATTTTCATTGGTCCCCAACTCATAATTGTTCTTTTGTGTCTATTATATAGAAATTACTCTTCTAGGTCAAGAGATATGATCTCTACATTATCTTCATCTTCTAACTCTATCCAATCCTCAAACTCTGCGTAAATTGCCATCTTATCTCCTACCAATTCAGATTCTTCTATCTTATCTGTAGCCCATCTACTGACATGAGCAACGATGTCTTCAGTCGTTTTTTCCATAATAGTCTTTCCTGAAGTATCTGGAGAGGATGTTGCTATTATAGTACTTTGGTGTTCCATCGTCAAGTTGCTCTGTAAGAACTCCGTGGGCAAAGAGCTGTCGGGTTTCTTCAAAGTTTGTTTTTCCTTTTGTAGTATGTAAAGATAGGATAGTTCGACTAAAATTTTCTCTGCCCACCTTTCCAATCTCTTCTTTAAGCTCAGGACAAGACCCATAATACTTTTTCCAATCAGATTCAGACTTTACTTTTCGTTTCTTTCCTTTTGGAGTTCTAAACTGCCAAAAGTACTTACGTCCAATGTATTGTCTTCCGTTAGTATTATTTATGATGTGGTATACAAATCCGTAATATTCATTAATATCAGTAGATTCAAATACCTTTTTGTTATATCTCCAAGGATTCTCATACTTAATAGTCATACTCGTCAAGGACTTCCAATGCATTATTTAGAATGCGTTGGGCAGCACCTCTTTGACGATCATCCCATTCAGGATACCATGACTCATCGGCAAGACCAGCTTTCATGCCGTTGAGTCTTGCCTTCATGTCTATTTTTTTAAGTCTTCCGTTCATATACTCTCTATACCTCGAATCAGGCCAAGGACAACTTGCGTATCGTTTAGGAAATAGCATAAGATTATTTAATCATAAACTACAGTTTAAATCCACTAAATGTGTCCTTTTTAACATCTTGTTTGATTCCCCCAACAACATATGACTCAACTTCTGTCTCTTGTGGTGCTACCTGAAGACCCTTGGAACTGATCCAATGCTCTGTCCAAGGTAGTGGATTGTTCTTTGCTGGTGCATCGTACTGAGGTCTGAATCCAATAGATCTAAGTCTACGATTAGCAACCCATTCAACATACTGATACAATAACTTATCATTAAGACCTATCATGGAACCATCTTTGAACAGATACTCTGCCCATTTCTTCTCCTCATTCACACACTTATCAAACATTTGATATGTCCAGTCCTCTTCTTCCTTCATGATCTGAGTCATCTCAGAGTCATCACCCTTTCTCCAGTTGTTTAATATGTTTTGAGTTATTGCCAGATGCTGGTTCTCATCTCTTGCAATAAGAGATATGATTTTCGCAGATCCTTCCATGAGTTTAAGCTCACCAAAAGCAAAACTACAAGCGAAAGAAACATAAAAGCGGATACCTTCCAGAATGTTGACATTAGCAACTGCCCTATAGAGTTTACGTTTTACCTCTTTCATTTCTAAGACAGGTAAGGATGTGTCCAAGGACTTATCCATGTCTCTCCACAAACTACTCTGACCCCACTGCTGTGCTTCATTGATGAAGTCATCATAGGAACCAGTAACACTAGCAGCACGTTCTAGAATACGTGGTTCTTTGATGATAGTATCAAAGACTTCTGATGGGTCTGCATATACATTCTTAATTACATAAGTATATGATCTACTATGGATCATTTCCATAAATGACCACACTTCCATACATGCTTCAAGTTCAGGTAATGAACAGTATGGAAGGAAAGCCATACCAGGAGCACGACCTTGTACCGAATCCAACATGATCTGGTACTTAAGGTTGCTCGTATAGATGTGCTTTTGCTCTGGACGTAACGTTTGATAGTCTCCACGATCTTTCTGTAAAGATACCTCTTCTGGTCTCCAAAAATACCCTAACTGTTGCTTTGTTAAATTCTCAAATGAAGGATACTTGAAGTTATCATATCTTTGAACACCCAATGGTTTACCAAAGAACATTGGTTGCTTCTTAGTATTAACGTCTTCAGTATTAAAGACAGTCATTCCTTTTAAATCAGATAGCACAGGATTCACACTCCTCTTCGTCATTTGAACTTGTTATTTCGTCAATCAATGAATCCAATTTAGATTGGTTATCGTCACCAACCTCATCAGATTTCATATCATGAGTGTTTTGATAGTATGATGTTTTCCAACCGTACTTATATGTAGTCAAAAGATCATTTGCCATGATGCTTGTTGGCACTTCTGACCCATCATATTGCTCTGGATTATAACTCCAGTTACCACTGATAGCTTGATCAAAGAATTTCTGCATCACAGAGACAACATTAATATATCCTTTGTTACCTTCCATATCCCATAGAA